ACATTGCGTTTTCTGCAAAGTCAATTAACAGGTTGCATTGACCAGCAAACTGAATCGACTCTTTAAAATCCTGCACCACGTCGTTGCTAGACTTTGTTATTGCAATGCGTTCCGTTTGCGTAAACAAATGCCACGCGTTGTAAGCGTTCATTTCCTTAGACATGTCTCACGTCCTTATCATATGCATTAGACCACATTGATTTTCTTCATTGCCACCGTCGCTTATCGAAGCCGAATGCTTCATTTCCACTTTGCAAGTCGAACGGTAGATTAGACACGGCATTTTATGAACCTCGGTGCTGTTCCACGGAATAATCATCTGCGTGTCCGTATCAATGTCAAATTGGTCTTTATTAGCGTCTAGTTGGCCCGACAGTTTTCCATGTTCGCTTGCGGTCGTGTACTGTTGAAAATCGGTGACCATGTTACCGATAAACGCTCGGTCCCCGCTTGTTACCGCTATGGCAATCGTATATGCCGTGCCGTCTACCGTAATACGCACCGTCGTAGTTTGAGACCCCGACGCAGTGGGGCCGACAATGCAACCAACAACTCCGAGCGTGGTTGCTGTGCTATCCAGCAAATCAAAATAGGTGTCGGCTGAAACCGTTGAATCCCTGGCATCGCCAACTTCTTCTAACTTACTAAAGAAGCCGGACGACGTTGCCGCAAAATTAGTCGTGTCTTCTCGAAAATAGAGCGAAGCAGAACTAATTGTGCCTCTGAGCAGAAAGCGCGGGTCTATAAGGTTTATGCCGTTTCCGCTTGCAGCAGCTTCTGCGGCAGGTACAAATATCGCCATTACGCAGTCCTTTCATTTCCCCAAACCACAAACGAAGTGTCTGCCGCGCCAGCATAGCCAACTAGCACTTTTGCGGCATCCATGTGAATGCCGGTTACTTGCATTTGATTGTTCGCTGCGAGTTCGTAGTCGTATACTAGATAGTCCTCATCGCCAGGCGTACCGCCCTCCGCTAACGCGAGTCTAACTGCAATAGCCGAAGCGGTTCTGTTGCATATGTTTACCGCGCAGATGGCTTCTTTGCCGGTTCCGACCGTATATAAAGAGGTATTGGTCGTCGCGCTAAGGTCTGCTGCGCCTAGTTTTTTCCAAGCCATGTTTTTATCCCATCATTGCCAAAGTAAGTGCCGCTTCAGCATTTACACTTACCGTGTTTATGCTGGTTGTGTTCGCCGCTATGTTCGTCGTGTTGTTGCTAATCGCTGTTGCTTGTGCGCTGGAAAACGGATTTGTCACGCCAAGTGTCATTGTATCTCCGTTATCGGTTTTACTTAAATCCGACGAAACTAAAATCGCTGCATTTAAATATACACTAGACGCCGCTGCATCCATTTTTACTGTGCCATCGGCACCTGGTATAGATGCCGACGCTATCAAGGCCGACACACCGTCGCGTGTTGCCAAGTTGTTACCGAGACTGCCTTCTGTTGCATATACCGTTCCGTTAACAAACATGTTCGGCGATATGACGTTGCTACCATCGTTCCAAAGATGCGCGTAATAATTATGCGGAATTGTTACTGCTGTCCCACCGGAAGTTTTTAAGTGTGCGTTTTGTCCGGTATTATTCCACACCGCTGTTTTCATTGCGTAGTTTGGCAACGTTGTCGTGAATGAGGCTGTCAATGAACCTGCATTGAGTTTTGCTAGGCCGACCGCATAGGAATTTGATGCTGAATAATTTGTCCACGAAACCGTGCTGTCGCCATTAACCGTAACAGCTTCATAGCCGCGTTGACCGCGCTCTAACGTTTCAAGGGCCGTGTTGAGGTACCCGCCCCACAAATTTACGTTATCCCCTGTGCCTTGTAGGCGCAGTAGCAAAATTGACGATGGTGCATCAGCCATGCCTAGCTTCCTCTAATTTTGTGTTAAACGGGTCTACAAACCACTTTTCTAGCGTTTGTACGTCTTTAATAGTGCCGTTTAACATTTCTGTAATCTTTTCCGGTTTGTCTACCGTGTTTGTTTCCACAAACGCTTTAACGTTCAACAGTACATCATGCACGGCTGACAAATGACCTGCTGCATGGACTCGTAATTTTTCTGCTTCTGTCATGCGTACCTACTGCTTTTTTTATTTGCTCTCTTTTTTGCTTTTGCCATAGTTCCATAAACATACTTGTTTTTTCGTTTGCCCTTTAAGCCCTTTGCTTTTGCTGTTTTCTCAAGAGCTTTATGCATTGCTTTTGGCATTTTATTGTCCTCTATACGAATTACTTAACTAACTATTGTCCTGTCTGTGCATCTGCGCCAATTCGCACCGTCTGTAAACGCTGGCACCGCACCGCCTGTTTCATCTGTGACAAATATCCATTTGCTGTAACCTAACGTTGTCTCTCCTGAGTACGATAGTGTGGCGCTTGGCAAGGTTGCCACAGTAAAAACTGGAATCGCGGTTTCTCTACTTTTTATTTCAATCTCTGTTTCAATTTGCTGTGCAAAAGACAAAAGCCAGTCTGGTGCCTCTGCGGGAACTACTATCATGGATTATCCGAGCGAATGTTGTAGGAACCTTGCTGGCTGACTAATGACGCTACGTCTGTTCTGGCCTTTATGTTTACAAATCTAAGTTTTTCATCATATTCATTAATTTCTTCGATAACGGCAAAAGCCAAGGCCACCCAATCTCTATACCTATCTAAACCACCTGTTGATAAATACCCGTAGGCTGTTGCGCCTAGCTCATATGCGTCTGGATTGTTTGTTAGTATCCAGTTCGTCGTATTCTCGTCTGACAACTGCGTAAACCGCGCATAATAATCCATAATCAACGTGTAAGCGTCGTTAGGCGTCGGCTTTACAATCAAATTGCTGCCTTGAATAGAAACCCCCACAGGGCTTCCAGAGCTATACTCTATTTTGTCGCCTGCAAGAGGAACCGGCCAAATATCTGTAAAAGTAAACGGTGCGCTGTCACCTTGTCGCAAACGCAATCGACGCATTTGCGTAAACCCGGTTGGCAGTGCAACGCTTGATTGATTAATTGTTGTCGTAAGCGTTGCCGTGGCTTCCATGTCTGCCGTTTTTAAGCGGCGATTCATGGCTGCTTCCCATGAAGCAATAAATTCCGGCACTTTTGCTGTTAGTGTCGCGTTAGACCTATTGCCTAATCGGTAAAGAACAGCAGTCTGTAAATTTGTGTAATTCGTTATTGCCATTCTTTAATCCTTAAAAAAATGGGGCGAGCCATACAACCCGCCCCAAGTTTTATTTCACAAACCTAATAACTGTGCTGCGCCCAGCTAGTTATTGAATACGCGAACGGCCTGAGAGTTCCGTAAGGTTTGTGAGCCGTATATAACGTCTATACGGCAGGGGAACGAATCATCATTGATAGTGTAATCTCGGATAACCCGCATGGAAATACCGTCCATGACACGCCGTGCCGAGAAATCTACGCCATCAGGCATCACAAGGTCTGCCGTTCCAAAAGCAAATGCTTCTTTCTGGAAGAATACCGATGGCCTCAAAGTTGAGTTGGTAGTGCCGACAGCTTTGTTAATGGTCGCGTTGTTAGCCGTTGCTGTCGAAATGTTTTGCTTCGCACCAGTAGCCACAATGCTTGGAGCTATCGAAATTGATGTAGCACCTGTTGCCGCTGCCGCTGTAACCGCAAACTGCTTGGCAAAGCCAAGGTCTGCCTTGGTTTCTTGGTTTACAGCATTAACGCCTTGGATTGTAATAACGTCACCAACAGCAAAGCTAACGCTGCCCGTGTCAACCGTAATTGAGGAGCCGTCAAGCGTATTTGCATCATTAATCAGATACGCTGTAGCACCGCTTGCGGCTGTACCAGACGTAAATGACGGCAACGTTGCGTTGGAATAGAAATCAAAGCCAAACACGCGGCCAATCATGCCTTCGACGTATTGCTCACTAATTTCTCTGCGCTCGTTAAACAATGTAGACGACGCACTAATAAGGTCGGCTGTTGCTTGCGGAGTAAGGCACGCTGTCCTGTCCTCACGCGGAGCAAGGAAATCATCAAGTTGCCGCATAGCATCAAGAGCGTTAGCAATGGTCATGGCCGAGCCAGTTCCATCAATGCCCTGAGACACATCTGCAAGCACGTTGCTCATCACATCTTCTTCAATGTGTGCCGCCAACACAGACATCGCGGGTTTCAGATAACGGTCTGAAAACGAGTCTATATCAAGGGTCAGTTCTTCTGAAGAAAATGCAAAATCTACGTGCCGCTGCGTGTCGAGCGTCAAGGTTACTTGATTTTCAGTAATGCCCTGCGTTGACAGCGATGCGCCAGTTGCGGATGTAAATTCGTTGGGAAGTCGGATTTGCAGCGCATTACCTATTTTTGCGCCACTATTTGCATAACGGTCATCGTAACCGCGATGCACATTGCTTAAGAAATTGCACTTTTGGTGCAGAATCATAAGCGCTTCGTCTGTAATCATAGTCGGAGTAAGGAGTGTATTAGACATTGCTCATACGCTTTCACCCGCAACATGCGGGATTGTTCGGTTTATATGAGCTACGTCTTGCCCGTACAGTTGGCTCTGTTAAAGCTCTGCCGCCAGCCATCCACTCATGGATTAGATCAATATTTTGACATAACGGGATTTTTTCTACAACCCCTGGTTATTTATCGCCCTTTTCTAGCGTTTATCTGGGCTACGCGCTTGCGCCGGTACTCCTCCGGCGTGTCTTTGCTGCTAAATTTATTCTTCGGTTTGGCCTGATTTGAATGCCCTGGCGTTGTAACGGGTTTTACTGGATTTGTCGGCACAGGCTGTTCCTCTGCACTTGCAGATTGCCGTGCCTGATGCCCGTACATCGCGTCGTTTAGTATTTGCATCGCACGAACATCGTTTATACCTTGAAAATCGTCGTTATTGTAACCATAGGTTGTAGCAAAATCTGCTAATTTTGTTTTTAAATCGTCATTCCAACCTGCAATTTTTAATGGCAATTCGTTTTCAAATTGCGACATTTTTTGCTGCATTTCTTGTTGCGCTGCTTGATGGTTTTGCTGGTCCATTGCCGCTATCCGGTTTTGGATATCTGATATGCGTGTTTGATAACGGTTGATTTTACGCTCCAATTTTGCAGCGGCATTGGGGTTCATTTCTTCGTATTTGTCCCAATCAACGTTAATAAACCCATTGTCATCCCGATATTGCTGAATAAACGCATCTAATTGCCGCGCCTCGCTCACCAGGGCGCCGTATTGCTGCTCCATGCGCTGTTGCATTTGCCATTGCTGTACTTGTGATTCATGCGCTCTGCGTTCATCTGCAAGCGACATTGTTTTCTGGCGGTAATCTTTTTCCAAATCCGCTTGGGTTTTTAAAACGCCCTGCAAAGCACTCGGTAATTGGTACGACTGCCCATCGTGAACGTAATCAAAGAATTCCGGCAATTGCTGCGTTTCTGCGGTTTCCGGCGCTGCTCCCGAACCTCCGTTAAGGGGCAAATTTCTTTGCTTACTTGCTGGCATGGTGTCAACGCTTTTAAGCTTGCGCTCTTTTGCGACTGGCGCTGCTTCCGTGGCAGTGCTTTCTGATGCTGGTGCGGCACTTTCACCGCCCGTTGATTCGGCTATGTCAGACGGCATAACTCATGTTCTCCTGTTGTGAATAAAATGTGCCACGATAATCAACATGGCCTGTTTTATATTTCTTTTCCATTTCTTGGGGATTTGTGTGACATCCCTCTTTCCAAGCCAGCCATGGCACTACGCCATCACCCGCTACTTTAATAGTTTGCGTAACGCGCTGCTCTAACGCCACGCCATCTTTGACGTTATTCATCGTAAAATTCCGGCTATTTTCCAGAAAATGTGGAAATTCTCTCATCTGATTAGCCATGTTTTTGTTGGTAATGCAGCGAAAGCCTTCTTGCGTTTCACGTGAAACAGCCGTTACGTCCAAATGCTCGTAATCGGATTCCGGCTTGTCGTAGGCATAGAGGTTGTCCATGTTTTCTTGCGTGTCAGTCGGCGCATAACAACTGTCAAAGCCATGCAGTTCAAATTCTGTTACACCACATACGGTAAAAAGCGGCACCGTTCTTAAACCTACCGTTGACGCGCCAGCAACGAACGCATGTTCCCATCCATCGTCGCTTGGCAACTTGTCAATAATGTAGCCGCTATCAAGTTCCTCATTTATCGGCACCCATATTTTGTAATCAAAACCCTCAAATCTTTCAAAAACTGTCGGGTCTAGGCACGCTGCAAGCAGATACGTGCATTTTGGATGCGGTGTCATATAATTTAAAACATGCGGCCTTGGGTCGCTTAAAACTCCAAAATCCGGCACAATATTTTTCGAGATCAACCAGTCGTGGGTTTTATTAACAGCCGCTATTCTAACGCGGTGCGACACGCGGCGTTTTGTTTGTATGCGTGGCAACGTGCTTTGCAAAGATGTGCCACCACCCGCTACAATTATTTTTTTGCCCCTAAGCTTGCCAATTAATTCCGTGACTGAATTGTATCTGCCTTGGTATGGCGTGACTTTTTGCTCATGCGCTTTAATATTTTCGACAAGCCGCTCTCGATACTGCTCACCCGATAGCCAGCCAATCGCATAACCTAATTTGTCATCAAGTTTTGCATCTTGACGAGGCAAATACTTATCAAGAACTTCCAGTCCCATTTATGGCTCGTGTTCTATGACTTTATGCTGCGTTTTTTCTTCTTCTTTGTTTGGGTCAATAATATTAAGCGTAATTGCTTTTATTGGCTCTCCGCTGTGATGCGTCAGCAATTCCGCCTCTACTTTTGCTTTTCCATCAAGCCGATCTGATATTAGCGATATCGCACCAACATTTCCGTCAATTGCTTCTTTTACTAATGATTCTGCAACTATCCGCAATTTACGCTTGTCGCCGTTGGCTGTTTTTATTTTATCGTTTAAGGCCACCATCAAAGCATCCCGAAACGGCTTATGTTTTGTCGGCCTGCCGTTAGGATTGCCTGACTGTCCTTTTTTCCACGTATGTTCTGATAATTGTTTAGAGATTTCCGCCATTTTTATTCTACATCGCCTGCAATAATTGTTGTGCTTTCTATGTTACCGCCATCAACTACATCTGCTATTTCCATCATTGGTTCTCGCACTTCTTCTGCGATGTCCATTGATTTCAAAGTGAGCTTTAATTCTTTTTCGGCTGCTAACGTTTGTTCATGCCTCATGTTTTCTGCTGCTATTTTTTCTCTTTCAAGCGCCATTTTCTCTTGATGCTTTAAGAAATCTAAATCGGCTGGCATCCCGTTGTTTGTTTGGTTCTGTGCAATCATTGCTTTAGTTTCTGCCTCAAACAACGCTACTTCGCGTTTTGTCTGCGCGTCTGCCATAGCCTTTGCCTGATCTTGTTCTATTTCTGCTTGCGTTTTAGCCGCCATTGTTTGCAGTTGCGCCTGCATTGCCATTTCCTCTGGTGATGGCGGTGGCGGTCCTGGCGGCATGTCTTCATCTTCACCTGCCCCCACAAGCCCTGGTGGCAACAACTTCTCTAATCGGTTTGCAATTTGATCGGCTCCAGGCCAATCCAAGTTGCGTGCCAACAAATCACCGGCAACTTCAAAGAATTGCGGTGCAACACGGCCCATTTCAAACATTTGGCTTGCTGCTTCTTCTCGTTTTGTTGTGTAAGACGGACCAACTTTTACAACTAAGTCGTACTTGCCTTTTGTTAAATCGTAGACATCATTTAAGGTGCCGTCCGGCATTGGCATTTCCATTACTGTGCCATCTGGCAGCACATCAATTTGCGCCTGATCTACTTTTTCATCTTCACCTAAAATCCGCACAATGCGTTTTGTGTTGTACACTTTTGGAATCAAATCCAACAAAATACGACCGCCGCATGTAATTGCCCGAGACAAGTTATCTATAAAATGAAACGTTGAAACATCGCCTTCGCGCTGCCTTGCAAGTATTGCCTTGCCGCTTGTTTCATTGCTTCTTGCGCCTAATGAGGCATCGTACATGCCCATTATTGATTTCATATCGTCTGACGCTGTTAGTGCTTGCTGCATAGAGCCAACGGGCGATGCGTCAAAGGCTTGCCGTTGTGGTGGCGGCATTCCTTCTTTGTAATACAACACCGCATAATTTTCTGTGTTTGCAGAGGCCCATTCCTCTGGATTTACTGTCGAGCCTTCTGCCGCAATCCATGGTGCTTTCGGTGCTAACGCTACCAACTCTGTTGCTGCGGAACGCCAATAGTTGTACATGCGCTGCGCGTCTTTACTGTCCGTAATAAGTGATCGGAAATATCTCCGCCCTTCGACATTTACTTCTTCGCCGTAGACCGGAACAATCGGTATATAACTGCCTGCCCAATCCGTTGTTTCC